ATCTGACCATTATCTCCTGACAGCCACCCGTCAGCACCATCAACACCTATACCGCCACTCGTCACCTCCACTGGCTCAAGGCATGGAATAACGCTCCCTTCGCTTGTTAGCCAGCTTTTCACGCCAGCATACGGAGCAGGTAGCCATTCGTAATCCTGAGCCCATGTCAACGCACCTTCTATGTCGTCAGGAGCAGAGCCATTGACAACTACATTTCTGTCCCAGTTGTAGTGGAGCCAGAAGTCGAGGTTGGTCTTCTCAAGTGGAGCGCCGTACTCATCAAACCAGAACGCATTGCTAAACCAGTTCGTGTCCACCGCACATGTTGCAGATGTCGCCACAATCAATCCTAATAGTATAAAAAGTTTTTTCATAACGCTTCCTTTATGGTGTGTCTAAATCGTTAATTATCCAGCCATCAGTTATCAGTCCGGCCCTTGCCGTGACTGCCGCCGCATCTCCGCTATCAATCTGCTGATTGGGAGCATCGAAATCAACTGCTTGAGACAGGTGCGTTCCATTATAGATCGTCTTGAGCAGGGTGCCGTAGTCGTCGTTGTTAATGGTGGAGCCTGTTAGGAATAAATCCATGTTGGCAACAAGGTCAAAACGCCAGTTGCTAAAGTCGATCCGTGGCATTGTTCCGCAATTAATAAGCATTCCTCTCATGCTTATTGCAACTGGGGATGTTGCAGTGAAAGTCGGGAACGAGGTGATGCTGGTTAGCAATTGGAAGCAAAACTCGTAGGTTGTAACTTTCTGCATCAGTGATATGTCAGGAACTGTCAACAGCGCCGTATTCCCAGACCACACATCGCTCAGACTAGCCACCAACGTGAACGGCATCACCTCAAATGTACTTGTCTGGTTCGGACAATTTCTAAACAAAGATCTGAGTGTATTCACTGCAATATGAGCATCCGAATAACCCCATGTAGCACTGGTTAGATTCCCGCACCCCTCAAACCCATCGCCAAGACCGCCCGGCTCCCAACCAACAGCGCCGAGGTTGTCAATCGTAATCACCTTATCGGCTTCTGCTGAGTTGTTGAAGTAGAGCCCACCAAACTGGCCGGAAATACTAATCTGGTAATCGTCAACCGTTGCATACTCATGCGCCCATCTGGAGTCGTCATATCCAGATAAGGTTTCGATATTACCGTCGCCCCAATCCGCCGTGCAATCGTAGCTATATCCGCTACGGGTTGGCATTGTGAATGTCTCAGCTGCTCCGGTTGTGCGGATAGTAAGCTCGAACGGTGCGCCCTGTTGTTTAACCATATAGATGCCACCATTGTGCAATCCGTTCGGAGGGTTCAGCAGTCCGAGGTTCGCAACATCGTTCGACGTAGAGACTGCTGGGTACTGAATAACGTCTGCCGAGTACTCTCCTTTTATGAGATCGGCACCATTGCTGTCTTCGTTACGCCAGAACGAATTCTTCAGAGTGCTTGCGTACCAACCACCATTGCCCTCCTGCGTAATAGACTCTACATCAAATCTCATTGCCGAAGAGTTGCCTCCAACGTAGAAGTCCGTTCCCATAACAAAGTTCGTTACGGTTGCTGAAAACAAACTGCCCTTGGCTACGTTGTCAATGATGACATCAGTGTCGTATTTGAGCTGGTAGCTGTCTCCACCGGCCCAGTCAAGCCAGACAAGATTGTTCGTATCGGAGTAGCAGATTGTGGTGTCGTCGTCTGACAATGCACGAACATTCGTAAGGATAAGGTCGTTCGTAACGGCGACTGTATCATCGTCTCCGTATGTGCCTATTGTGCCTTCTGCCTCCGTGAAGGATACAATCACAGACCCGCCATATTCTTTCATGTAGTGGTAGCCGTCTATAAGTGAGCCATAAGCAACGGATTCTCCACCGGCACCAACGCCAAGCGACGCATCGTATCTATTAACAACATCATAAAGCGTGGTGCCTGAGTTGGCAACGCATGGATAAATTGAACCATTCGAAAGCTCCAGCCCGCTCACCGTCCCAACTGTACTAACGGTAATCTGACCAGCGCCTATTGTAAGCACTGCTGTTCCGTGGTTTGTTACAACTGTTTCGCTTCCTGTTAGCTCTGCGATGTCAAGAGTTGTTGCGGATTCGACATACAAGCAAGCACTATTCACAGCAAGAGCCGTGATGTTGTTTGTTGTTTCGTCCTCGATGGTGACAGGTGCGGTGAAGCCAAAAAGCCATTGTAGCGGGTCATAATCGAGCGGATTTACATCAGCACCACCGACAACAATCGGCCAGATATAACTGCCCTTGCCTCCTAGATTTCCATATCCAGGAGTGAACCCGCCACCATACCCAAACGAGCTACAAGCAATCGACACCAACGCGAGTAAAAGCGTTAATTTCTTCATCATGTTTTTGCCTCCGATTAAAATGCTGCGAAATTGACAGCAGAATCGGCACCGGCAGACTGGTAGCAAATGCTTTTTATGTTTTCAACCTGATCGCCGTAGTAACTGAACGGGATATTCTGACGAACTTTAATCGTCTTATTCGCAGCATGTAAAATATCGAACTCTGCGGTTGTGCAGTTAACGGCGACATAAACAGAAGCTGTGCCTTCTACGTCAACGCCCAAAGAGTTTGCGCCAGATTTTGATACTTCCCAACGAGCCGATGAGCTTGTTGCGGTCGCCTGATTGCCTTCGCCATTCAATAACATGATTCTTCCTCCAATTTGCTATAATTTAAACTATGCTTGTTTGATCGTCTAGGGAGCTAGTTTATTCGCCCATTGTGACTATCCACTCCCCACCACCGATTGACATTGACGCGATTCCAGAAATTGTCTGTCGCTGAATTACGACCGTGTTTTCTGATGCTTCAAACAGCTTGTTCCATTCGTCAACAAGCTCGATCATGCACCCTGAACCCTCAAAAGCCATAACCCCTCCCTATGGTGTGTTGTTCGCCTCAACGCTGATGACTAGCTTGCCGTTAACAACTTCCGCGCTGTAACTTTCAAACGTCGCATCTCCTGACAGTTCCCAATCAATATTGTTTGTTGTAAATATTAAAGCGTCACCCATGTCGAATGTGATTGTGCCGTCTGTTGATGCGACAAGAGTCGGCTCTGTTCCCCTATAATCAACCGGCATGACAACTGTTATGTTGCTCATCGCCTCGAATAACCTGTTGCAAGCAGAGACAAACTCCACAAAAGTGCCCGTGCCTTCAAAGTCGTGCTTGAATTTAGATGCCATTACTGCCACCCATCTTTAAACACCCATGTTTGTCTTTGTGTATACCAATCAACACTCTGTTGCTCATAAACTTGATTGTCGCCTGTGCATGTGAACGGGTAAGCGTAAGTCGATGCAATCGCGCCGTTGCTTCCGACAAATGTTCCGCCATATAGGTTCATGTTTAGCGAAACCGGCAAAGATCCAGCCGGTTTGTTGCTGTCGTCGTAAACATAGCTTGTGCCACGCGAGTCAGGAACCGTCAGAGTATCAACCTCCGCCTGCGTGAATTCGCCATAAGACCAGTTAAGCTCGCTGCCAACTGCTACAAGATGCAACACGTTGCGTTTTTCGCTGTCTGGGATGTTTGTTATGGTTGATGGGGTCGCATAAACAGCCGATCCGTTCTGGATTTGACCAGTTGGAATACAGACATCGGTTGTGTTTGTGTAGTTTCTGACGGTTGGCCCGATTGTGTAGCCTGAGATCACTGGGCCTGCAATCGTTTCCGTAACGCCTCCATTATATGCGCTGAGGGAGCTTTCCTCCTCCCCGAGTTCCGAGTCATAATCGTCGTCACTGATGCGCTTTCTTATGATTACCCAATTGTTTCTGGTCAACAAGGTTGCGCCCTGATAAGACGAGTCTCTTTTCGGTTGATTGATTCCCACATCCAGCCTGAAGTTTCTGCCATGATTGTCCCCTGTTATGAACTGACGCCACCGAGCCGTTCAGTTAAAATCTTGTTTTGGTCTTCGAGAAGCACCGCGACCTTTTTAATGGACTCGCCCTCCATCGCCGTTGTCACTTGACTAAGCGCAGATGTTGCGCCTTCGAATGATCTGCCCTTGCTTAGGTCTTTGAACAGTTCAAGCGTCGATGGTGAAACCGTTGGTTTTTTCTCAACCTCTGCGTCCCTGGAGGCATTTGTTTCCTCTTCTTCTTTCCTTTTGGGCTGAACTGATTTTGCGACTTTTTCGGCAAGCTGCGCAACGCCTTCTTTCTCTGCGCCATCTTTGTCGTTTTGCGGGCCAGGGGTCAGGCCCGCCGCAATATCTGCCTTGCGCGTCTCGGAAAGAAGCTTATCCCAGTGCTCGTCATCGGCTTTTTTGCGCTTCGCGTCAGCCTCGGCTTTCCTTGCAAGCATTTTCTCTTCTAATGCCATGCGCTTTTTTAGCTGTTCGACTGCTTTGTCTTCGGCGATTATTTGTTCAGCTCGCGCACGAATCAAATCCGCATTCTTTGCCCGCCCAATTTTGGTTCCGCCGTCCGCCCCCATAATATCCTTTGTGGCCTTGTCATAAGCATTGCGCGACTTCCTCATGTTGTCAAATGTGTCCATTGCTGCTCGCATCTGGGCGACAATGCTGGCGATTGCATCAGCTACGTTCCTCGCCCATCGCTCCAGCGTTCCGTCAGCAACGAGCGTCTTAATCGATTCAGTAAGCCCGTCAATGCCGTCTTTTGAAACCTCAAGCAGTTCGTTTCCGAACTCAGCCATTGCGATTCCCATATTGTCCATTAGCGTTGACCATTTGCCAGCGCCGGTTTGGGAAAGCTCCTCCATTGAGCCACTGAATCTACCCATCTCGCCATTCATCTTCTTCCAGACATCCTCAAACGACGCGCCAGATTCCTGCATCTTCTCCATTTCGTCGCGTACTTTCGGCGTTAGGATTCCCATTTCCTGCAACCGCATCGCAGCTTCACCAAACGGCTTGCCACCTTTTAGCATTGAATAAGCGCGACCAATCCAGAATGAAACCTCTTCGATTGGTGTTCCGACCGCAGCAGCAGCGTCGCCGATAATCTTTAATGATTTCGCGCCACCAAGAACGCCCTCTGTGAAAACAGTAAGCTTTTTTGACGCATCAAGAAGCTCTGGAAGTTGAAATGGTGTTGACGCTGCGAAATCTCTAAGCTCATTAAACCGTTTTGTCGCTGCATCTGTTGATCCGAGAAGGCTTTTCAACTGAACCTTTGCCGTCTCAAACTCAAACGACCTCTTAATCGTCTTGCTTACAGCGAACGCAGCAGCCCCGACCGCAGCGAATGCCGTAGCGCCCACCTTCGCCATTAGCTTGAACGAGCCACCAAGCGTCTTGACGCCTTTCCCGATCTTCTGAAGACCGGCAGAAACGCCATCTTTCAGGCTGATTACAAGATTTACTTTCTTTGTTGTCATTCTATGCGCTCCATTTTTCGCTTAATTCCTGCGCCTTATCACGAAATGCTTTAAACGCTAGTAACTTTGGCGATGCGCTTGGTGCTTTTGCTTGTCCGTTGCTTGCTGATGCGCTCCGCCCAGCGTCCTCTTCCGCAACCACGCGCAAAACAATCTGGTCGTACATCTCTGTGACCTTTTCAATCGGCGCTTCGTTTAGCCAGTAATCGGGGCTTTGACCGTACTCTCGGATGAGACACGCAACCATCCCGCCGAAGCCCGTTGCGCTTGATTTTGACCCATCACCGTCGCCTGAATCAATCAATCCGAGGCACTTGTTGCAAACTTGGTTTATTTCGCAGTGAGTCATGTGAAGTTTTCGCGCGAACTTTGTCATCGCGCGGTCAGCTTTACGCTTGGTTGAGTATTCATCAAACGGAGCTTCAGTTAACGGAAAAGTCAAAACCCAAAACATAAATGCGTCTTGATGCTCGGATGCAATCTCCCAATCATTGCACTTTTCAGAGAACCATAGGGATTTCGCAACCGTCAGCGGGTAAAATTTAATACCGCACAGCTCAAACGGAGAATTAAGTAGCCGGCGCTCTATTGTAGAAACACCGGCGACCTTTTCGGCTAACGAGTCAAGGGCTTCGAGATCATCCCAATCCGCGACAGTCAGAACATGTCCGGTTGTGCGTTGCAGATTCGATATCGCATTCTTCGTCAGTTCCTGCATCGTCAACCTCTTTTTCTGGGCTTTTCACGCGCCCTTTTTCGCAACTTGCTAGTCCATGTTTACCCATAATCAGCCCCTTTATGCAGTTGCAAGATCAGTGTGGGCGTGTCCGGTTAAGGCAAACGTATCGAAGTCGCTGTTTGAGTCGTTTGAATCGTCAGAGTCCCAAACGCATCCGAGCATATCGTTCGTCGCCGCTGCAAAGTCGGCGTTCAAAAGAGCCTGCGTATTGCTCGTCGGGATTCCAACAAAGTCCATGCTGAGTTCACAGCGCGGAGTGATGTTCTTTCCGACAAGGTGATCGCCGGTTTCGTCGATCTGGTCAACGTGATTCATTGCAAATGTAACTGACGCGCTTGATGCCGAAGAATCTGTGCCGGTTGTGATGTCGTAATCGGCAGGGATTCCGAACCCGTCCCAAGATGCGAACGCTTCACCGACTTCGTGCGGAAGGAAGTCTGAAACGTCGGCGTAACCAAGAGTCAGACCGGCTACGTGAGCGTTCTCGGCATGATTATGGCCGGTGATGTCAGTCGTGACGTATCCACCTGCGGTCATGTTGATCGATAAACCTGTCACAACTTTGGAGTTCTGCGCGTTTCCAAACTCGGTCAGGAAGGTTCCGATATCGGTCATGAAATCAGATCCGCAATATGACGCGCTCTGGGTGTAGTTTGTAATATCTGTGATGATTGTTTCACAGGCTACATTGCCGACCTCATCCATCACGTTGACTGCCGTTGAGCCTTCGGATGTAGTCGATGCGGTTGTGTTAAAATTTGCCGACAAGCTGAAAAGATTGCTTGCTTCTAATGCTACTGATGCGTCTGCCATGATTCTTCCTCCGTTGATTGCTTAATAATATAAATCCGGTTGCGGGTTTCGTCTAGGGAGCTAGTATTCGCCCTCTGTCAAGTATAGAATTTGAAGCGGTATGATTACTTCCCATTGCAGGTCGTTCTCAATAACAATCGGCTCCGGTGCGCTCGGTAGGTCGGTTAGCATACACCAGCCGACGTTTCCGGTTTCGTTCATGTTGTTAGTATGCTTGAGCCATGCCAGAACAGAGGAGGCAAAGTTCATTGCCAAAACGCGCGTCCTGAACAATCCGCGCACCTCGCAGTTAATCATCGCGTTGCACCAGTTTCCATCAAGTCCGTATGTGCGCTCGGTGTCATACGCGCCCGCAGATCCGCCTGAGTTGATCATCCACACGTTGCGCCACTTCGGGTTCCCGTCCTCGTTCGTCGGGTATCTGCCACGGAATGCGTTTGAATTCTCGGTGCATCCTAGAAAGTCAATTAGCGACTCAAACACGTTGCGCTCGGCCTTGTTCCATGATTCGGCGATTGTGTTCTCGTTAATTACAACATCACCAGACCATGCGCCCTGTGGAATAAAGCCAACAAGAACCGACGGATCATCAAGGCCAACAATCTGCGCCTCCCACCCGTCTTTTGGTGGAGTGAATGCTGTTGACTCGACCTGCGCTGCGACCGTTGAAAGGTCGTCCCAGTAAATAAGCCATTTATTTGTCGCAGAATCATACCTAACATAGAAATCCTGAAGCGATCCGAGATAGTTTATTTCTGCATACCATTGCGGTCGGTCGTTATACATCCCAGATCGGTCATAAACCGCATCAAGAGTGCCGGTGTCATAATCAAACCCGACGACCTCCACGTTATCCGTAACAGTACGCCCTTCGATCTGGGTTGTGTCTGAGTACTCGTAAAAGTAATCAGTCGGGCTTCCATCAACATCTGCAATGGCTGAAATGACTCTATTTGTGCCGTTGTACCATAGCGCGTAAGTGTCGGTTGATTCATAATAGACAGACTCGCCGTTCAAGGTTGTGCCGGTGTCGTACCAATAAACGGAACCCTGAAGCGCGGAAGGAACCGCATCCGTTGAGCTTGTTCGTTTGTCAAATTCATAGATCGGTTTTGCGCTCATTGTATGATCCCCTTAATTACGTCGTCGAGCATGGTCTCGACCTCTTTGTTTATCTCTCTCCGCTTATCCGCGAACGCCTTGAAAATGAATTTATCTGTTGCTTTTTGGTCGTTCTGCCAGCCTAAGCGCCTCCATGATCTGCCCTTTTCGTCGTGCATTTTCTCTGCATATTTACCGGCTGGAGAGTTTGACGGCACTCCGATTTCCACGCGGTCGCTTTTTACCTCGACCGTGATGGATTTCTTTAGATTGCCGGTTGTGAAAGACGAAGTGTTGCGCTTTGTAACACCGCCTTTGAGCGTTGACAGGTATTCGCCCTTTGTCATTGAGCGCGGTGCATAGGCTCTCGATACGCCCAAAATAATCGCCCCAATCTTTTTAAACATCTTATTGATGATCTTTTGATTGCCTTTGCTGGCCTTCCGGAGCTTCTTCATCAGGCGCACAAGTTCGCGGTCGTCTATGGTTACATCGCCAGCCATTAGAACTTCGCCGGTTTCAAACCGTCCTCTTTGCGTTCCTTCTGAACCTCAGCGCGTCCCTCTGCGCCCTCTTTACCTGTCTCCGCTCGTTCCTTTTTAGCTTCAGGTAATCCCGACGGCGTGACGACTGAGAGCGTGTGGACGCAGTTCGGGTGGAATAGCCCGTCCGCGACTGCATCGGCGTAACTTGGATACTTCGGGTTGTTGCCAGACATCGAAAGAATCTTCCCCGCCCATCTCGAACACGGATCGCCCGGTTGCAAGCTACCTGCTGTAATACCGCCTTCAACTTGCTGTAAATCATAACCCGCCTCTGCGCTCATGGTTGTGTAAGTTTCCCGCGCTACGTTTGCGGAAACGGTTCTGTTGATCATTGCGAAGTATGAATCGACCGCCATTCTGCGCCCGTTCTTATCGCGGAGAACGAGTCCGGGCTTATACGCGCTGACTCTGCGATTCATTTCGTTCGCCATCTCTGGCGTTGTCATGCCGGACGCAGCACCAGCCCGAAGCGTATCAACAACAATCCCGCGGATCTCGTCAACGTCACCCTTAGCCATCGAACCAAAGCGGGCGTTTAGAAGAACGCGCTTGTCAGACGTGGACGGGCTTACCTTTTCGATGATATCGTCAAGATACTTCTTTGAGAACGTGCCGAAAGAGATAAGTTTCGCGCCTTTTGGCAGGTCGTCAGCAAGCTCTTTGCCCCATTCCTTAGCAACACGCTTTCCCTGCTCGTTCACATATACATCAAACTTGCGGTTTAGCTTGACGTATTCCGAAACAATTCCGCGATACAGACCAGAACGAACAGAAGCAGCCGTCGCAAAGTTTCCCTTACTGACGGCCTTCTGAATCTTCCGCTCGACCTCTGCCTTGGCGTCTTTCAGGATTTTAGCGAGTTCTTTTTCGCCATCCTTGATCTGCCTGCGGAGTTTCTTTGAACCCTTTTCAGCCATTACCTAACCCCGCACAAACTTCACTCGACGCTTGGCAAGGTATCTCTGAGCCATCGGACTTATCGTCACGCCGTAATATTTATCGCGGTTTTCGCTGTCCACGGTTTCAATCAACTGCGCTCCCGTTTCGCTTTCGCGTTGTCGAATAGTCTCTTCCAAGATGAAAAGAGCCTGCTCAAAACATGCGTAGTCGTCGCGGTATCTGTCAGAGTCTGCCGGATCGCTGAGATCCCGATTAAGAAATACTTCAAGCTCTCGCTGTGCTTGTGCGAGGCTGGCGGTTCTCTCGGCGGTCTCATAGCTTGTCCAGTCATAGGTTTTGACATGATTACCTACTCCGAAATAAGTGTTTGCGTCGTCTATGTCTTTTGTGTACGCCATCAGTCATCCTTTTTGATAGGAGCCTTTTTCTTCGCAACTGGTTTTTTAGCTGTGGCTTTCTTCGCCACCTTTGGCTTTTCTGCAACGGGTGTTTCCGCTTTCGGTGCTTCGTGCTTGTACTTGGTCGTCGGTGTATAGTCGCCCATGATTTATCCTTTCAAAAAGAGGTGGTGGGCGGTTTGGATTCCCGCCCCGGTGCTGATTAGTTAGATAACTGAATCCAACCGTTTGTGGTCAGGTCTTCAGCAACATAAACGTCATTGCTTACAGAACCGATCAACATCTGGCCGACAAATACCGGAGTGAACTCGGTAGCGTCAACAGCGTTAGTGGTCGTGGTAATCTGGACTGCTTGTGCGCCCTTTTCAGATGTGACCGGCGTATAGTCCACGCTCAAAACAGCGAGGCCGACTGACAATGATACGAGAAAAACGAATAATTTTTTCATAGTAATTCCTTTAAAAAGTGGGCGGTGGTCGTCCCGCCCGATTCATTTACGAGGTTGCGATTACGGTTGAGTTGATATTAACGTCGATGCTGATGGCAGGACGATAAGTTTTAACTCCACCGATGGACAACGCGCGATAACCGTTAGCAATACGTCCTTCAAGACGCAGAGCTTCGTCGGTGATCACATCATTCGCCAACGCGATAGAAGTGCCAACAACACCAGCCAGACCGTGAACTGTAGTGTCATCGTCTGAGCAGTTGTTGCTGATGAATGTTTCAACGCCGAAGAAACGACCGGCATATTTAGCGTTCTTTGCATAGTCATCGCTATACTGAGATGCCGGACCTTTGCTTCCGAAGTAAAGCGTAATTGCTTCTTCGATTTCCGGCGGTGCGATGAAGTAAACAGAACCAGCAGGTGCGCTTGCAACCTTCAACTGACGCTTCAGTGCGCCCATCATTGCGGGCAGGTTCGCGGCGGTCGTGGCGGTGATCTGCCATGATGTAGTTCCGGTCGCATAAGAATCCAAACCGGCATTCGCAAATTCTGCCATGATTTTGTTGTCCCAGAAGTCGCCGAGCTGATAACCCATGTCCGTCATAACCTCAGTCATGTAATTTACGGAGATGTTGTTACGTTCTGCGTCTTCGTCTTTGAATGCAACGTACTGTTCCTGATCAATTACGAGCTGAACTTTGGAGTCAGTCAGAGCCTCATAAGTGATGTTTGCGTCGGTGTACTGAGCATCTGTCAACGTTCCCATTGAGCTGATGTTCAGAGTGTCACCCTTGCCCCAGAACTCTTGTTTGAAGTTCTTGTTACATACGAGTTCACCAACCAAGTCTTTACGAAGACCGGATAATACAACGTTGCGCCACACTTCAGGAGTGATGTCGCCGAGAGTTTTTGTGCTAATAGCCATGATATATTCCTTTTATTACTGGTTACGCTTCTGTCGAAGCCAGAACATACGCCAAGGGGTCACTTGCCACCTTGCTCAAGTCTGGATTCGCGATCTGTTCAGCCGTTGCCTTTTGCTGTGGGGCTGACGGGTTGCCAGGATGCGAGCCTGTGCCACTCGGCACATCTGAAGCCAGCAATCCAGCGTAGGATTCCGTGATGGTTTTGACCTTATCCGCAACAAGAACCTCGTTTCCAAGATCAATGCCGTCGAACTCGTTCTGCAACGTAAGTGATCGCAGGTTTTCCGGTACGCTATCCATCCACTTGAACTTTTTAGAGATGTCATTAAGCGCATTTTTGCGCTGTGTGCTTGACAACGTTTCCGAGGCTTCTTGCGCCTTCAGTTCCGCAGCGTCTACACGCGATTGCATCCGTTCATTTTCAAGTTTCAGCTTCTCAACCTCGCCAAGATCTTTCGATTTCAGCTCATCAAGTTCGGCCTGTAGCGCATCCTTTGCAGTCTGCTCCTTCTTTTTGTCGCTCAATATACCCGCAGATTTGCCCTCAAGAGCGTCGATCTTTGCCTGCATAGTTGCCTGCATCGCTGACATTTTCTCTTCGAGTGCTTTCCTTGCGTCTGTATTGTTGTCGTCTTTATCTGCCATCATTCTTCCTGTTTCTCGCGTTGTCATGGTCTACGCGCTAACCAATAACACAATCAATGGCCTGTGTTCGCCAAAACGCCCGCTTTACGGCGCGGGTGATGCCGTTAAAGTGTTTCTAGTTCGCCAAACGTATGAACGGTCGGGTCATACTCCTTAATCGCTTTAAGCGCGGTTTCTCGCTGTTCTGTGGTGATGCCAGCTCCGATACGATCCATGCGGTCAAGTAGTTTTTCCTGTGCGATGCGCGTCATTTCAACCGGCATCGGTGCGTTAAGCGTCATTATAAGAGCTTGGATTTCCTGATTGAAGTCGCCGATGTCGAAGTCGCGGTTATAAACAGGAGTCCACAAAGGCATATTTGAGTCGAAGCCGTTGACTACTTCAGCGAGGCGAGTCTCTGCATCTTCCAAAACCTGCGCTCTCGCCTTCATCACCTGAGCAACGTCTAAGAAGTCCCACGCTTTAGATTCTGCGCTTGCAACCTGCTTTGACTCGTTCTGAAGCATCAACCCGACTGCATCGAACATATTGCGCTTTAGATATTCAAGCTCCTCTCGCGGTGCTTTTAACGCGCTTGAGTCCGGCATTAGGTAGAACGGGTTGGCGTCACCCTCTGAAATAAGGATTGGATAATTCATGCCAAACAGAAGATCAGCGGCACCGGCATCGTCAACCTGATACGCATCCGCGCAATTTTGAAGCACAGAAGCAGGCAAAACCGGCTGGGGATAGCTTGCTTTAAAAAAGTTCGCGCGGTTCACGCTCTCGATGTCCATGATTGAGCGATTGATTGACTCAATATCATCGAAGCTGTAACCGTGAGCAAATGTTTTGCCGACCAGAATGAACGGAACGCCAGCATATCCGCTCGGCATAGTCTCATCTGATACAACCACCCACTTGCCCTGATCGTCTGTCTGCGATTCTATTACGCGGACTTCACCAGGAACCCAAATGCGCCGAACCTTTACGAGAACGGGATACTCGTTCGGAGTAGATGTCTGATAATCCATGCCTTCAGTGATAAGCCACTCAAGCTCGCCGATGCTGTTAAACTTCCAGTCAACAACTGAAACCGGCGAATAAACGCAAATGTAAGGCCGGATCTTCATGCGTTGGGCGTCGGCTACTGAGATTTGCCCCTCTTGCTTGGGCATATCAGCACCAATCCAGCACCAACCAGCGGCGGTGATGTAGTCGTTTGCCTCAATCATCAGGTCATTTAAAGATCGCCCGTCGGCAGACGCATCGAGTTCAAACTCCTCATTGATTCCTTCACGGGTTGGCGCGGTCTGGAAAACGTACTGGTTGAGCTTGTCAGCGATTCGGCGCGGATATGGGAAAACGTGGGATTGCTCCTTGCGTCCGGTTGCCTTTGAGCCGTCAGCCCGCTCGCCACCGTCCCAGTCAATGCGGGATTCGCCAGCAAACCGGCTCAATCGCTTCTCGACGTAATTGCGCCCGCCACGAAGCGACATGATGTTGATGGTCATTTGCTCGGCGCGGATTTCATAGTCGGGATGCTGTCTAGTCATCTCGATCGGTTGATTATCCTGCTCCGAGGTTGCGAAGAATGATTTTGCGCGGTTCACAACCTTGCCAAATACGCCTTCCGAACCGGTTCCGGTGTAGTCTGCCATAATAGAAATTTCCCTACTGATTTAAATCGGCAGAGAAAATACTACATAGCGTGGATTCTGTCTAGGGAGCTGAAATCTGTACGGAATAGCGTACAAAAAAGCCCCGCATTTCTGCGAGGCCAAACCAATCAAGCCGATACGATTTATGTGGCAACATGCCACCGGCTCGAAATTAGGGTTTAAAAAGTACCGCTCTGATTCAACAGGCCAAAAACAAAGGAGAACAACTCCAAAAAGCCTCGTCGCCGGATCTCCCGACGCACCACAACGCGGTTAAATTAGTCGCTCTTTTCCTCAATTGTCACAACATAACCCAGCTCCATCACCTCGCCTAGTGTGTGGTCCCGTAAGTCTTCGGCGGTTTTGGTGGTTGGGAGGGGTTTGGCGAACTCGTAAGAACGAAATGCTGTAATAAACGGACGCGTACTTCCTGATACCTTTCCGTACACATATGCTTTTTTCCAGTACTCTTTGTTGGCAGAAACCAACATCTTCACGCCTTTAAGCTCCGGCACAGCGCATTCAGCTTCGTCCATCTCGGCTAGCCTGGATTTGATTCTTTTATTGAATAGGATTGCGCTAAAGCAATCGCACTTTCCAATTAATTTGCGAAGAGGGCATTCGTCACTCCGGACAACACAACCCCCGTCCTTAAGCATCTTCTCCAATATCTCTCTGTCCGTCATTTTCTTATCGCTCATCTCGATTCCTTTCTTTTTGGTTCGCGTATTGTGGCAGATTCGGCTGGGTTGTCAATTAGTTAATCACAACCGCGCCCGAACCCTTGCTCCGTTCTCGGCGCATAAGCTCCTCAAGGCCATACCTGTAGAGGTCGATGTAATGATTGAAAGAGTCAACTATTATTGGCAACACTTTGTCAGTTTGTTTGTCTACCTTAAATGAATACATCATGAACTCTTCAGCAACATCCTTCAGCCCGTTGTTTATTTGGCGCTTCTGCTCATGAGTTGCATCGTCGGGCATATGCTCTGCCTCTGGCGCAATGATGATTTCGTATTGCTTCATGAATGCGATTCCGTCCTTGATTGAGTTTTTGCCCTTTTTTGACCCTCTCATGCGCGCAAAGCCGTTGCGTTTCATATAGCTGATTGTTTCCGGTCGCGCCGAGTCTGCCGTTATTGGCCAGCTTTGCGCGCCCTCAATGTTATTGAATAGCGCGGGAGTCTGGTCAATTTCAACCCCGACCCCGCCAACAGCGCGATCAATATATAGCTTTCGTCCGTCAATCCAACACCTGCCGAATGTTGTAGGGTCTTGCGAGAATCCCCAGTCGCAGCCGAAATAGAAGCGCGTTCCGCTTGGTGGTTCTGGAATTTCTCCCTTTTTAGCAACCCGCCAGCACCCTTTAAATATTTGCGCGTCGTTGTGTTGCTCAAGTCCTCCTAGCCAGATGTGCGCGAAGTCATCCGGCTTTCGACGCTTACAATCCTCCATTTCATCCTGAAGCTCACCGCCGAAGAACGGGTTTTGGTCATAATTTACGTGCAGAACCTTCGCGCGTTTTGGCGGTTCGTTTAAAATAAACTCATCATAAACAACATCTGTCTCAAAACGTGAGTTAAATGAAACCCATATTTCAGATCCATGCTTCCGGATGGTCGGAACAAGCTCGCGCCACTGCCTGCGTGTTACAGAATGGGCCTCATCAATCCACACGCGGTCAAGCCCCTCGATTGATTTAAAGTCATTTAGGCCGATAAATATGAACTCAGACCCAGTTTTCTTGTGCTTGATATACTCGTTCGTGATTATAAACTCATCGTCGAGCTTCATGCGCTTGATTGATCCTTCGATTATCCGCTTTGATGAGTCTCGTATTCGTAGTTGAATCGAGCGTGTGCACAAAATAAACAGCTTCTCTTGCGTTGACTGAATCACAAGGGCGTCAGAGAACGCGTAGGACTTGGCTCCACCGCGCCCGCCGTGTGCGACCTTGTATCGGTACTGATCAAACAGAAACCGCGCCCATGAGGGCATATTTACGTCTACATTCATATAATCAGGCACTCAGTCCAACGAGGCATCTGGACGGTGATGTCTATTGGTCAAACCCCTCATCTGGCATCGCACAGGCTATCTCATGCGCCAAAACAATGCCGTCCTGAGTTTTTAACCAATCCTCACAAGCTCCAATCCTCGCGTATAGATTGCCTTTACCAAGAGCTGTTCTTGCCCATAGATCGCCAGCAAGCGGAGCTGTGACGACTATTTGCGTTGAATCGCAACCAAGCTCCATAAGCTCGTCATTCATTTCAATTATTCTAAGTCGAACAATCTCTGCCTCTTTATTGTTAAGCCTCATACCTCAACCCTCCAAGCTACCCAATCCATCATATTCCCCGCGCGATTCATGCGCCTTTCAAGCAGAAACGAGTCAACGTCTGAATACGTCTTGCCTTTGCCCTTATCGCCCCAACCGCAACCCGTCCACTCATGGTCAACGCATTCTGGAGACAGGCCGTTTATCCTGAATCGGTTACTAGTCATTCCCAGCCTCCAGTTGAATCATTAGTTTGTCTCCGCGCCGTCTGCGCTTCCTGATGCGTCTCTTTGTCTTTGACGCAACACGCGCCCTCTGAAACACGCACAAGAGCTTTCGCGCCCATACAGCGTCCACCTCATCACCGTTAATCAGTTTTTCCCGCATCAATCCCCTCCCGAATCCTTGCCTCTAAAATCTCAAGTGTCGCAGATGACCAGACGATTATGCAATCATCTTCCGTCACCTGATAAACGCAGAAGAGGCGGTTTGACGTAAGCATATCAAACACGCCCTTCGCGATTTCCTCTGCACTAATCGGCATCGTCATCGAGTTCCGCGACCGCTCGCTTCTCGATTTCATTGGCAAGTAGTTGGCTGGCATTTAAGCCGTAGCATTGCAGCTCTGACAGCTCTTTCTGGATCTCTTTCAGCTCGGCCTGTTTCTTGTTGATCTTGTCTTCTGTGATCTCCATGCGTTTGATCAGATGCTTGCGAGCCTTCAACTCATCAATTCCATCCCGCACTAACTCCTCAACTGTTTCTGGCAATTTATCTCTTTTTGGCATTTTCCTGCTCCTGTTCGTATTTTTCTACATATTTAAGCGGAACCATAATCCGTCCGCTGCGAGTCTTGAACCATACGCCAGCATCAGACCGGCTCAGTTCTTCCAATACTAGCCACTTCGGGCGGGGTGTAAAGATTCTTGGTTCGTTTAGTGGCACATCAAGCCTCCTTTGGAACCAGATAGTAACTCACGCCACCCAAACCGCTCGGCTGATATCGGAACACGTCAAACTTTCCACTATCGCGCAGGATTCGCATCTTCCGGCCAGCTTGACACTGTTTGATGCCGTATCGCTCCTCAATCTTCTGGCGCGTGATTGCGTTCTCTGGGATTGTTGGCGCGACTGGTTCAGTGAATTGGTCTACAAGACCCCAGTCAACCATTTGTATTGCCTCTTTTTTCATACAACTACTTATAATAACTGACGGCCTTCCAGCTTTTTTTGTTTTTATTTTTTCTATAACTATCTCGCCGTTACTTCTTCGCGCGACTTCTAGTGCTGTTGCTTTATCAATACCGTTTCTTCGTTCCAGATCCCTTAATGTTATAAAACCTCCGTTTTCACTAACAGCTGACAATATATTCGCCATTGCCTTTTCAATCGGAGTCTCATCTTGGATTGATACCTCAACATGGTTTATCACTACACCTTTGATACTTTGCTTTTGTGAGCTTCTAGTTTTGCACATACCGGTTTCCATGATAGTTCTCCCTTATCTATTTCTACATAAATCAACCCGAAATGGACGCGCCCTTCACACTGACGCGATCCGTACTTTGACCCGAACGCCTGGAGCGCAGGAGTCGTCATCGTCCAGCCAAAATCTGGATCGTAACAGGCCGAATGATAGTGAACATGCGAGCGGATAAGAACATCGGCCTGCGGTTGCTCGTCTGCTTCTGCCCATATCTTATTCCATAATTGAGCCTTCTTTAAAGCCGTTGCGCGTCCGTGTGGGATGCCTGACGAGCCAACCTTATGTTTCAGATCAAACACAACGCCATCTACGTCAACAAACACCTGCCCGCCGATCTCTTCAGCGTTTACGTCTTTGGCGATGTTATATTCGGCATCTGAGACGATTCCTGTGTGATACGGCGTTCCGTAGGTCATGTATATTTTCGTGTCTCGGTTTGAGTACCGCGAAAGGATATACGAAGCCATCTCTGATTGGATGTTCATGTCGGTTGTGATTTGCTCGCTACCACCTGAGCGATGACCGGTTCCGTCTACCGCATCACCATTGCAGAACATGAAGTCTAAAGCAGGTAAAGCGTTCATCGTGTCATCAAACCAGCTCCATGCTTGCCGTTGTGTCTCGCGGATCTTCTCTCGCCATCCATCGCCGTTTACTTGCCATTCGGGAGGTGTTAAGCCAGCCAAATGCCCACAATGCAGGTCTGATAGTATTACGCCTCTTTTCATACCTTTTCCTTTCGTTCTTGTTTCTTCAGCCATTTTTCGCAATCGCCCCAACCCTTCACCTTCAGGGCATAACGTTCGCTTCTGTCTGCAACCCTAGAAAACTGTGAGTCTAAAGGCAAGTCCATTAATGTCCCGCCTTTTTCGCGCGTTTCCCAGCCATCAACCCACGGATCATTGAGAATCTGCTTCTCGATGTTGTCATATTCAACAAACCCACGTGCAGAGATGTACGCAACGATCTCTTTGTCTTTCCAGTCCGAAACCTTGCGCGTTCCAATGACGATGCCGGTTGGTCTGCGTCCGAGGGTCATTCGCTCCCTTTCTTCGGATCGACAAAGTTGATCGAGAGGCCGGTTATCTTGTCGCCGTCTGATTTCACGTCGATGTCCTGCTTATCTCTCCAATCACGCGTCCGTCTGTTTTTAAGCCAGAAGATTTGAGCGGTCGTATTTCCAGAAAGCGCGGTTTGGTATAGGCTTTTCGCAACTTTTGCGTCTGCATTCTCCTTCCCGTCCTTTATGGCCTCCAAAAACTCAGGGTATTCTTTCTTCCAGTTGTAAAAAGTCGAGGTCGAGATATTGAAGAAATGCGCCACCTCCTCATCGGTAGCACCAAGCAAGCAAAGGTCTTCAACCTGCCCGCAAAACTTCTCTTCGTACTTCGTCGGCCTCGCCATAATCACTCCCTTTAAATTCCCGTATAAAATACACGTTTATCGGTGCGTGTCAAGTCTAACCGCCCGTTAGAGCCGATCAGGATACTGACGGCTCAACAGGGTGTTAGGAGTAGCAGACTGTTTTGCCTAGCCCGTCCATTCTAACGGCGATCTCTTCTCCTTTGTAGACAGCAAACCAAGGAACCAAGGCCATGTGTCCATTCTCCGCATAAGCCTCAATTCTCGTGATGCCACCCTCTCCAACGAAAAAGGAGTGTGTTTCTTCCCCGAGGTCGCAGTGTAGTGCCTTAATTTTACGCATATCTTCTAATACAGTTTTCATAATAATTTTCTCCTAACCAGTTTTTGGAGCCTATCAGTCACTCCGTTCCTTCATGCTCAAATTGTTGTTAGTTTTCATGATTCTCCCATCGGCATCTCATGTCTTTTAGTGTCTGCACTGGTACTGCGTGGATACTCTTCCATTCTCCATGACAATCAACCACCTGAACGGCGAAGCCTGCTGTTTTTGCCATGTTAATATAGTGCTGATATTCCCACCGCCTAGTAAACGTATTCGATACCGCGATGTCGATGGGCTCCTTCATGGCATCTTCTGCCGACCTCTGGCACCACTCATGCGCTTCTTTGATCTTATCCAAATCAAACTTATACTCGCCGTCAACAATGTGAAACATGTCTGCCTCAAAATGACGCGATGATTTAACCAGCCTCTTGGCAAGTGTCGATTTTCCGCTACCAGGCAACCCTCTTACAATATAAAGTGTTTTCATCCATGCTCTCCTTTTTAAAATTAAGAATCTAACCATCGAATCGAAATCGACTGGGATGCCTCTAGCTTTCCTCAGTCTCACTGGTAGCGTTCAATTTAAGAAAAAACACCGCCTTTCTGTCTCCACTCTGTGTGATCTCTACAACAAAACACACATCCCCACCCTCCGCATTGACAGAATCTCCTCATTCCACGGTGACCACCGAGATAAACCCGTCGCCCCTGCTCTTCTAACAACTCGACAGGTAAATACCATTTCCCTTCTATTTCCACCTGTTTGCTAGTTGGTTTAGGTTGAGGCGGCGGCTTTGGCTCTTCGTAGCCACAAACAGGGCAAGTGAAAAGAATGTCTCCTCCCCCGAGGCCGCCTTTGAATGTATGTCCACACTTACTTTTAATATTCATTAGTATCTCTTTAATTTTAATTGAACCATCATTTAGAGCGTATTGCGAATACGCCCCGCTCAAATCAGGCGGTTAAACCTTATCATCCTGATTAGGATGCCCCTTAGTGCTTGCCGTCATTCCGGTCGCATAAATACGCATCTTCTCTTCAGGTGCTTTACTTGTCAAACTCACGCCACCGCATTTCGGACAACTAGACTCCTTGCCGTCAATAATCATCATCCCGCAGCGTTTGCAATATCCGCGCAGTTTACCCTTCACGTTCGCAGGTACATATTCCTGATCGCTCACCCATGTTTTTTGCAGTTTCATCATTTCTCACCATCCCTTTTAATTTCGCATCTTTTAAATTTGAGCCTTATCACTAACGCCTAAAGTTCACAAATAGAATATAAAGCAAAAGCGCGAGATTTAGACAAGCGCAAATGCCGATTATTATGTAGTGTTTTAGCGGGTTCCATGTCATTTTTTCCTCACCAGTTATGTTTTTTAGTCTCTGAAAAGTCGCATTTATCAAAGTCTTTTTCAAGAAAACACATAGCTTCTTTTCCGTAGTTATTTTTTTCCATATGCAGCACAACCGTTTCCGGCCCGACTATATGTTTCGGACTCTCAACTCCTGCATTCTGATAAATAAGAACCTGGCGGGCGTTATGAAACTGGCTCTTTGCTCCTCGCATGTTGCGCCGAGAAAGCCTGATATCATCAGGAACATCTGTCAAATGGCAAACAGGAACAATCGCAATATTCAGCTCCTTTGCGGTCTGAACTAGAACCCTGCTGATATGCTCCTCCTGCTTTGTTGCGTTCTCGCCCTTTGATGGAACAACATCCTTAACACCATCAACAAACATGATTTCAATGCCATGCTTGCGCTTGTGCTTTCCGGCGACCGCTCGTATCTGCTCAACAGTCATCGCTGTATCCTCGAAATAAATCGGCATATCAGCGCACTCATTTAAGCACTGCTCGGCTAGATTTCGACGCTTTTGGAACAAGACCGAATCCATCTTTTTCCATTTTTCGTTCATATCTTTATACAACGCCCGCTCAATCTCTCCGGTTGAATACCCGCCATGACAACCGGCGATCCGTCGAAGTTGCCGGTCTGCTCCATCCTCGAATGGAATAGACAACGCAGGAATGCCACGCGCACCGAGATAATGCAATATCTTTGAGACCATGAATGATTTTCCAACGCCATCGCGTCCCATAAGCGGGCAGACACATCGCTTCTGAATCCCGCCAGTCATCTTTGAAAAACCATCCCAAGGCATCGGAACACCGGAAACGATTCCAGCAAACGCATTGTCAAAGAGCTGAAGACTCTCCTTGATTATCGTATGCTTGTCGATTGTTGGCGTAACATCAAAAACCCTGAATGACTCCTCGCTCAACCTCGCAGCAACCTCTTTTGGGTTATGCTCGCCTTGACAGTCTCTAATCGCCTGACGCGCCGATGAAATCACATCTCGCCTTTGTTTCATCTCATGCAACACGTCACAATAATCTGGTAAATCAAAGGCCATGCTTGTTTCAAAGCACTCTTCAAGATGCTCAATGCTGATCTGGTCTAGTATTCCTGCCTTTTCAAGATGCCCGATTAGGATTCTGTAATCGCACGAATCGCCGATGCCTTCAATCGCCATAAAAATATCACGATTTCGCCCATCGTAAAAATGAGCCTCGGTAATCTTCTGATCAATCACGCTGCTTAGATTCTTGCGAGCGTCCTGCATTAAAGACCCAAGAACGGCCATTTCGACTTTTTTATTATTTGGCTGATCACTCATTACTCACAAATCTCCGCGATTAAATGTGAGCAATCAAGCGATTCGGGTATCTCGTCAGCGTACCTGAACTGTGAAACGAGCCATTGGAACTGGCTTTTGATTTCTTTATCCGGATCTT